ATAGAGCATGAAATATGTTATTGTAATATAAATACCGCTATTGTATATACCCCGTAACAGTAAGATTTAGAAGGAAAAAATTATTTAAGCAAACAACTGATATGCGTGAGTACAAGGTACCTTGCCCACACTGCGGCAACTTTTCTAAGTTGGAGTGGAAGAACGCTAAGTTCACAAGAGATGAGGACGATAGATTAATAGATACTTGGTTAGAGTGTCCTAGCTGTCAAGGAAGAATAGAGGAACAGCACAAGAAGAATATGTTAGCTGGTGGATTCTGGGAACCTTCAGCTATAGCTAAGAATCCTAAATCCATAGGATTTCATATTAATGAGCTATATAGTCCTTGGGTTAAGCTCGAGGAAATGGTTCAAAGCTTTCTTTTAGCTAAAGGTGATAAGGAGTTATTAAAGACCTTTGTAAATACTTCATTAGGAGAGCCATTCGTGGATCACGATGAAGGAAAGGAAACGGATATTGACATACTGATGTTGAGAAAAGAGGATTACAACTCTGGGTCAATACCAAATGATATATTGCTTATTACATCTGGTGTAGACGTTCAAAAAGACAGAATAGAATTAGAGATTGTAGGATGGTCAGAGAAACAGAGCTGGGGTATTGATTATAGAGTTATTCATGGTGATCCTCAAAGCACTCTGGTCTGGGCTGAGCTCGATAAGATTCTAGCCTCAGATTACGAAAGAAACGATGGTGTTAGATTATCGATTGCTAGTATGGCAGTTGACTCAGGATTCTTAACTACGCATGTGTATGAGTATGTAGCTCCTAGACAGAGTAGACGAGTAATAGCTATCAAAGGTAAAGCTGGACAACAAGAAGGAGTACCTTTAGTTGGTAAACCTTCTGTTCAGCAACCTTCTAAAGTGAGACTTTACAATTTAGGAACTATGACTGGAAAAGATATCATCTATGGCCAATTAGCTGTAGATGAGATAACTCAAGATGGTTATATGCACTTCCCAGAGACTTACGACGAGAACTACTTTGAGATGTTAACAGCTGAAGTACTTACAACTAAGTACGTAAGTGGACAAGCGAAGAGATTTTACAAACAGATTAGAAAGAGAAACGAAGCACTAGACGTAAGAGTATACGCATTAGCTGCTAAGACGATTTTAAACCCACAATGGAATGCAATCAAGTTGAACATTGTTAAACAAAAGGAACAATTGAGTTCCAAATAATAGGAGATATACACAATGACAGCAGCAACTAACTATTTAGAGAATGCGCTATTAAATGGTGTGTTGGATGGAACTCAATATACCGTACCAGCAACAGTTTACTTAGGATTATATACAACAAACCCAACAGAAACAGGTACCGCAGGCACCGAAGTATCAGGTGGTGCATATGCTCGAACAGCACTTAGCTTTGCAGCTTCAAGTGCAGGATCATCAGCAACAGACGTAGACTGTACCTTCGCAGAGGCTTCTGCAAACTGGGGTACAGTTACACACATTACTGTATGTGACGCTACTACTGGTGGAAACGTACTGTTCTATGGTGCATTATCAGCATCTAAGACTGTAAACAGTGGTGACGTATTTAAAGTTACTGCTGGTCAGTTAACCATTACTTTAGATTAATCATGGCTACGTTATTAGTAATTAATAATAGCTCTAACGCTAGTTATGATACTGGTGACGTAATTGGAGTATACCCAGACTCTCACGAGTTCACAGCAAATGAAGACCCGGAAGTTTGGGATGCACAAGAAGAGCAGTCCGCTCAAGACGTGATTGACTTTAACGATAATCTACCTGCAGAGGCACCCGCTGATGCAAAACAAGCTGATTATGTTAAACGACCTTATTCTGGATCTTTTGTGTTAATACGGAACCCAGGTGTCCCATTAAGTGACTTTGGTTTCCTTATGGCTTCACTATCTGATGAAGAAGGAAAGATTATACAAGTAAGAGAATATACATTAACAGATGTTAATGATTCTAGTACATCTATTAAAAAATAGGAGCTAAATGCCTACTATAGTAACCCATACAATTGGACCAGCTTCGAAAGGCTGTGATTACACAAACTTCAGTTCGTGGTGGGTTGCAGAAGGTAGAAACTTACCTGCTTTAGATGAGATAGAACATGTAATCTTTGCTGAGCCAGATTTGTATGAATATAACAATCAGGCAACATTAGCATTTGGTGTATGGGAGTTTTGGGGTGCTGCAGAAGGACCTCTATATAGTAATACAAAGAATACCTATATACATATAGAGTTTGCAGAAGCAGGTTTTGTATACCCAGATGGGTCAATTCTAGCTAGTGACATAGTCATAGACGGTGGAACTACGTACCCTACTGATCATGGTTTCCAATTAATTATTGACGAATACAACGTTAAAATCTCTAATTGGAAGAGTACAACTGCTGGACATAATACAACTTCTGGAATACTACATTTTAAGAAGATGCAGTATTTAGTTGAAAATGCCTCGATGGATGTTAGTAGCTGGACTGGTACTAATATTAATCAGTATATGTTAAATTTTGGTCAGACATATGAGTGTACCTGGGCTCTAATAAACAGTACTATAGATGGTGGTAACCATTTCCCTGTTTATTCAAGTAACAACTATACTGGCCTTACTATAGGCCTGATAGATAACTGTACTCTTAGCGGTACAGGTAAATGGGTCGTTAGAGCTAACTTCTATAACACTAACGCTAATTATAAAAATCATGTAATGGTACGTAATACTACTATTAATCATAATTCTACTGATACTAATAGTACTCCTTTGGAATTATGGGGTGTATCAGATTACGATAGTAGTGTCTCAGTGAATTTATTATGGAATCCATTTGCATCTGTATACCCAGATACTAGTCCAATTATAGACAATGTAACATTGACTCCTGGTAATAGAAAGTATGGTGTACATATGAAAACAGGTTGGGAAGCTACACATACAATTAATGCACTTATAGATATAAATCCAACAAACACCATAACATACCCAAATTGTCTTTACATAGCAGGCTATGGTCCTTCAGTTACAAATAATAATGTAGTCATTAGTAACTCTCATATTGAAGGATATGCAACTCTTATTTTTGGCCCTTCTTATGCTACAACATGTACTTTAGATAATAATTACTTTAGATCATACCAGTTATACTTTACCACAATGATGATTGGTTCGCAGAGGCCTACTGGAGTTATCGATGGTTTAACTGTCAAAAATAACGAATGGAGTTACCCAGATTCATACGCTGCTTTTTATTCTTTTAGTTTCGGTTCTTATAGATGGTCTCCTTTAATTTATAACAACATCTATCGCAGAGATAGGAACTCAACAACTGTAGGCTCGGATGTTGGTAATTGGTTTGTTGTCGGCCCTAGTGAGGTGGTTAAAGCCTATAACAACACTATAGATGGTTGTGCAGTCGCATTTACTTGGTATGACTTCCAATCACCAATAGCAGATGTGACTTGTAGTAATAATCTAGTTGTATCTTGTCCTAAGCTAATGTATGGTGCAAGTTATAACATAAACTCTACTAATAATGGTGGCGGTGCCACGACTAATCCTGGGGCTAACTTTGTTCCTTTTACGTGGTCTAGTGAGAACGATGCATGGCTAGAAAATAATGTATTTGTAGATTATGCTAATGCAGATTACAACTTATTAGAAGGAAGTGAACCAGTTGATGCTGGTACCGATGTTTTAAATACAGACTTAGGTGTCACAGTAGATAGAATCGGAACCACTAGGAGTTAAGTATGGCATATGATATTGGTGCTTATGAGTTTGCTGTATCTTCTGTAACACATGAAGGTTCTAGCGGTTTAACAACTACTTTCACAGCTGCAGCAACAGCTTTAGTTATAGTAACACACCTAGGTAGCGCAACATTAAGTGCTACAACAGGGCTAACTGCTACAGGTGCTATTACAGACTTTGGTAGTGCTACACCAAGTAGTACCTTTAGCTTATCAGCAGACGCAGTAGTTGGTACGATCCATAAAGCAAGTTCAACATTTGCTTCAACATTTGGCTTATCAATAGACGGAGTAGTTGGTACGATCCATAAAGGAAGCGCAACATTTGCTTCAACTTTTGGGTTAACGGCAGCAGGACAGAATGGTTCTGGTATCCAAGGACAAGCTAGCTTATCAACTACCACTGCATTAAGTGGCTCAGCTAGCTTAATAAAACAAAGTGGTGCTACGTTAAGCACTTCAACAGGATTGACATCTGCTGGTGACTTATTTAAGTCCGGATCAAGTACTTTAAGTACCTCAGCAACAATAACAACAACAAGTACCTTAGTTAAATCCGCTTCAGCAAGCTTAAGTGTTTCTACTACGGCATTATTAATTAGTGGAGCATTTAATACTGCATCTATTAGAAGATATAGGATTCCTTATGATAACAGAACAATTACTTAAGACTCCTGATGGAACTCTCGATTACCTAATCGATTGGTCTGGATGGCTAGGTACCGATACTATCGCTACCTCAAGCTTTACTGTACCTAGTGGTATTACAAAGGACTCTCAGATTAACACTACAACACAAGCACTTGTATGGCTAAGTGGTGGTTTAACAGGTACTACATACCTACTTAAAAACCAGATTACTACAGTTGGTGGACGCACTGAAAGCCGGTACTTTAACATCAAAGTGGAGGCAAGATAATGACCGAAGTAACATATCAAGGTGATAGCTTAGAGTTTGAAAGAGGATTCTCAGGATACGATTACGTAGCTGATACTTTAAGGATGCATTTCGTATCAATAGATACGGTAAACACTGTAGTTTGCGTAGGCAGCGCAACTAAATGGACTTGTACAGTAGACACAACTAATTGGACTTCTGGTACGTGGAGATTCCAAACAGTAGTTACAACAGCCGCTGGAGCTAGAAAGACTTTAGAAACTGGAGAGTTGGACGTAAAACCGTCATATTTAGGACTCACAACAGGTCTAGATTCTCGTTCTAACGGCGAAAAGATATTAGACAACATAAATGCCATATTAGAAGGAAAAGCGACTCAAGATCAAAAATCTTACACAATCGCAGGACGTTCATTACAAAGATTCACATGGAAAGAATTAATCGATGCTAAGAGCTTCTATTCAGCTCTAGTTCGCAGAGAGAAAAAGTACTCTCGCTCAGTGGAGGTATCTTTCTAATGAAGTTCTTCAATAATATGTTCAAACAACAAAAACGCGCATTTCAGGCTTCTCACATATCTAGATTAAATGGCGATTGGTCAGTATATCAAGGTTCACCTAATATGGAAATAGGTGGGAATGTAATAGAGAACCTTAGAAATAGAAGCCGTAATTTAGCACAAAACAATGATTACGTTGCTAGATACTTAAGTTTATTAAGTACTAACGTAATCGGCCCCGGTATTAAGCTACAAGTACAGTCAGTAGATTCAAATGGTCAATTAGATACCTCAGCTAATCAAGCAATTGAGAAGATGTGGAATGATTGGCAGAAAGATTGTGATGTTAGCAGACAGTTAAGTTTTGTTGATATTCAACAACTACTATTAAAGACTATAGCAAGAGACGGTGAAGTATTGGTTCGTAAAGTAAAAGGCTTTAGCAATAAGTTTAGTTTTGCTTTACAGATTATAGAACCAGATATGCTTGACCACAAATTTAACGCATCGTTAAAGAATGGTAATGTCGTAAGAATGGGTGTGGAACAAGGATCATATGGTGAGCCAATAGCTTATCACATACTTAGTTCTCATCCTAGCGAGAATATGAATGCTAATAGAATTAGAGTACCAGCAGACGAGATAATCCATTTATTCAAACAAGATAGAGCAGGACAAGTAAGAGGCGTAAGCTGGCTTTCACCTGTAATGGAACGTCTTAATATGCTTGGTAAATACGAGGAAGCTGAATTAGTAGCTGCTCGCGTTGGTGCATCTAAGATGGGCTTCATAACTACACCAGATGGTGGTGGCTATACTGGTGATGACGCTATGCTACCTGGTAGCTTAAAAGCAGATCCTGGTACATTCGAACAACTAGCTGCAGGAGAAGATTTCAAAGAATGGAATCCTACACATCCTAACTCTGGTTTCAGTCAGTTCTCTACCTCAATATTAAGAGGTGTAGCTTCTGGTCTTAACGTTAGCTATCACTCACTTAGTTCAGACTTATCTAGTACTTCATATAGTTCTGCAAGAGTAGGACTAATAGAAGAACGTGATTACTACAGAACTGTACAAAATTGGTTCATAGAAAGATTTATGACTGATATTTATAAGGAGTGGTTAAGCATAGCGCTTACCTTAGAGATGTCTAATCTTCCATTACGCAAGATAGGTAAGTTCGAACAACACGCATTTAAAGCTAGAGGCTGGCAGTTTATTAATCCAGAGAAAGAAATTGCTGCAAATATTAAGGCAGTTGGAGCAGGATTAAAGTCGGCACAAGAAGTAGCTATCGAAAGTGGTAGAGAAATAACTGAAATATATCAACAATTAGCTGAAGAAAAGAAGCTAAGAGAAAAATTAGGAATAACAACAGAAGGAGACCTCGAATGAAGACCAATATTAATTATAGAAGTGCTGATTTAGGCGCACTTAATGAAGAAAGTAGATCGCTTGAGATTAGCTTTTCTTCTGAAAAACCAGTTGAAAGAAGCTGGGGCATAGAAACATTACGTCATACACCTGAGAGTGTAGACACAGAATTCCTTAATAGTGGACAGGCTCCACTATTAGCAGACCACAACCCTGAAGATCAGATAGGTGTGGTTGAAACAGCAAGTATCCAAGAAGGCCGTGGTATAGCCACTATACGCTTTGGGAAAGGCGTTAAGGCAGCAGAATG